GATAACGGCAGGATCGCTGGCGAGAGTTTTGCGGGCATCACCCAGGCTGCCGTTTCGATGCAGGAGGCGACCGGTAAAGCCGTCAGTGAGACGGTCGCCGAGTTCGTGAAGCTTGCCGACGATCCAGTTAAGGCTTCCGCTGCCCTGAATGAGCAGTATCACTATCTGACGGCTTCGGTTTATTCGCAGATCACCGCACTGGAAGAGCAGGGCGACCACGCTGGCGCGGTAAAGTTGGCGACCGAGCAGTACGCCGACGCGATAAACGAGCGCACTCCGAAGATTCTGGCGAACCTAAGCCTTTGGGAAAAGGCGTACAACGCAGTCGCGCGCGCCGCTGACGGCATAAAAAATATTGGCCGCCGCGACATCAATTCGGACATAGAAAGCGCGAAAGCTGACCTTCTTGAAGCGCAAAACATGGACGGTTTGTTCCAGAACAAAAAGTCCAAGGATGCACTGATCGAGTTCCGGCAGAACCGTCTGAACATGCTGGAGGATGAGAAGGCAGCCCAGGCCGATATCGCCAAGTGGGAGGGCGAGCAGGCCAAGGCTCAGGGCGACGCAGTGTCCTCCATGGCAAAGATTGATGCTCTGACCAAATCATCCTGGACGAATGAGCAGAAACGCGCCGACGCACTCAAGGACTACAAAAAACAACTCGACGATATCCGCAAGGTAGCGCCGAACGATCCTCGCCTGGCTCAGGCAACGGTCGACAAAAACATCGCTAACATCAATGACAAGTTCAAAGACCCGAAAGCTACTGGTACTCAGGTCGATCTGACCAGCTTCAACAACGCCAAGAACGACCTGGCGTCCATCACCGACACGTACAAAAATTATCAGAAGGAACTGGAGGCCTTACAGAAGGCTGGTCTGCTTTCCGAGGAAGATTACCTGCTGCGGCGCCAGGCCCTGATCGGCAATGAGTTGGACCAGGTGACGGCAGCCTACGAGGCTGAAATTGCAGCGCTGGAGGCCGCCAAGGGCAAGAAGACAACGTCGGCTGCGCAGAGCATCCAGCTCGACCAGAAGATCGCCGACGCGCGCGCGGGGATGGCTAAGGCGCAGAAGGATGCAGACAGCCAGCTTGAAGTGCTTGCCACCAACGAGACCGGTCGCCTTGCCAAGCAGGAACGGGCGATCAGTTCGTATGTACAGGCGCTGGGTCAGCAACAGCGTGCGTTGGAGCTTGCGGGGCAGCGTGCCGTATTGGGCGTTGGCCAGGGCGATCGCCAGAACGCATTGAGCGGACAGCTGAATAGCCAGCAAGACAGGTTAGCCCAGCAGTCGCTTGAACTGGAAAACCAGCGTTCAGACCCGTCGCGGAACATGTCGGAAGAAGAATTCAAGCGGAAAGCGCAGGCGCTCGCAGACGCGAGCAAGGCCGCTACCGACCAGATCCGGCAGAACTATGCGGATGTAGAGAATGCCCAGGGCGACTGGACCAAAGGCGCAACGGCTGCTTGGGAAAACTACCTCGACTCAGCGAAGGATATCGCCGGGCAGACCAAGAGCCTGTTCGGTAACGCGTTCAGCTCAATGGAAGATTCCATCGTCAACTTTGCCATGACTGGTAAGGCGTCGTTCTCGGACTTCGCCAAATCGATCCTGGCCGACATGGCGCGCATTGCTACCCGCCAAGCCAGCTCGGCACTGCTGGGCAGTTTGGTCGGTACGGCGGCGAGTTACTTCGGCGGTAGTGCTGTTGGTGGAGGCAACGGGCTGGCGGCGGGATCTGCAGGAGCAACGTCCTCTAACTTGGGCGCTTCCGCAGCCGGCTACTCCAGTTCCTACTTTCCGCAGGCAACGGGCGGCGCCTGGTCCGGCGGCGTGCAAATGTTTGCCGACGGGGGGGCGTTCACTAACTCCATTGTCAGCAAGCCAACTGCCTTTGGTATGGCCAACGGCAAGACTGGAGTGATGGGTGAGGCTGGTGCCGAGGCAATCATGCCGCTGACCCGGACATCGAGCGGCAAGCTCGGGGTTATGGCCATGGGCGGCGGCGGGACTGGCGGAACACAGATCAATGTCGAGGTGCATATCGACGGCGACGGAAACGCATCGTCAACCGCTGACGCGCCTGGCTATGACCTGTTCGGCAAGGAGCTGGCGACGTTCGTAGAGCAGAAGTATCAGGAGCTGCGGAGCAGGGACATGCGCCAGGGCGGCGTCATCAACAACGCAATCAAGGGGCGATGATGGCTATCGAACGATTCACCTGGGCGACGGAGAAGGGCGCGGAAGGAGATGTTGCCCAGCGCGTCCGCTCCAAGCAGTTCGGCGATGGATACGAGCAGTCGGTCGAGGATGGTCTCAACAAC